ATGGGTTAGCCGTTGTACCTCTTTTCCATCCGTTGTAATCCCAACGTAAGTTCCAAGCCGCACCTTTACGTAAGTCACGTAAAATTTCACGGTCGATTTCTGCTGCAACTTGCTCAGATAATAAAGCTGTTAATTCAGCTTCAGCATCGATGTTGTGGAATGCAGAAACGTCTTGTGCTAATTCAGGAGACCATTGTGCTCTTAGTTTTCTTTCTGTAACAGATACAGTAACTGACTCAAGGTCAAAAGAAACCTCACCAATTTTGTCTTCGAATTCTAATTCTTGGTATACTCTGAAAGTACAAGTAAATTGTGAACCTGCAGTTGCAGTACCAGCAATATTTAATGTTAATCCTGAATAACCATCAAGGGATGCTACACCAACAGCACAAGGTTGTTGTAAGTCAACTTCTAAATAGATTAAACCTGTAGCGTCACATAAATTATCATATGCTCCACCATTACCAGGGTAAGAACCACTGTAGAATGTAGTAGCTTGTTGTGAACCGTATTGTACGATACCTTTACCATATTTTTGAGTAACAACTCTAAATAACAAGTCACCTGAACCCATTCCTGAGAATGCTCCACCAGCAGTTGTTACTGCGTTAACTCTTAAATCAGAAAGGAATGATTCGTTGTCCATTTCTTGTCCATCAGGTCCGATTAATTTACCAGCACCTGCAGAAGAGAATCCTGACATTACGATTAATGCTTTTCTATAAACTGGACCTCCGTCAGCACCTGTAGCAGCAACTTGACCACCTGTTAAAGTGTAAGCCGTAGGTACCATATTACCACTAGACCATGCAACTGTAGTTGCGTTTTTAGTAATAGCAGAAAATGCACCTTTTGAATAATCGAATAAACCTGCTGGATCTAAACCTGCTTCGTTACCTTCATAAAATCTATCGTAAAGGTTTTTGTCATTTGCTCCGTAACCAGCTTGTGCTTCTGCAACTGTTGGTCCGTTTTGTGCTCCGATAGCACCGTAGTGAATACCTCCACCAGCAGCGTTTGTACCACCTACTTGGTAAGACTGAATTTTAGGTACAAAGTAGAACAATTTACCGATAGGTAAGTTCATAGCTTGTACAGAAACTAAGTCGTTAGCCAATAATTTAGAGAATACACGTCTTACGATAGGGAAAACTACAGTTTCGAAAGAACCTGAACTATCTGTTGATGCAGCCTCGTTAATCAAATGTGACGCTTGGTTTTCATACAATTGCGCCATATTTTCTTTAATGTGTCCTTTAAGACCATCTAGGAACCCTAATCTGTCCCATTTGTTAATTGTGTCTTCTTTGATAACTTTAAGGTGTTTTAAACCGATGTTACCAACAAGACCTGATTCTAATAATGCTCCCATTTTTTTATTTTTAATTTGAGTTTATTTTATTTGTTTATTTTATTTTTGACATCAAATCTCTCATTCTCATGAATTGAGGATTCTCATAAGTTTTACTTTCAATCAAGTTTGAAGCAGAACCGTTAGATGGTGTTTTAATTACTTGTCTCTGAATAGATTCAGTTACAACTTCATTAGAACCTTTACTTCCGTCTAATTCATTTTTGATTGTTTTGTAAAGTGATTTCGATTCTTTGATAGATTCTACATTATCAAACCTTCTAAGAATGTTTATTTTTTCTTGTTTTGTTGTTGAATGTTCTGTGAACAATCTTGTTGAGTATGCCAAATTTGAGTTAAAGACCGCAACTTCATTTAATTTGTTTCTAAAGAAATCTAAAGCTTTTTTGTATTCTTCATTTTTCTCTCTTAATAAATTAACTTCTTTTGTTACACTTTCGTTAGTAGGTCTAACTTTCATTTTAGGAAGTCCTTTTCTACCTGAATAATTTCTACTTCCGTTAGCTAAAGTTCTAGCCGCTTCGGTAGTTTCAGCATCAACTGCGTCAAAATCATAATCCTCCATGTACTCAAGATTTTTTTCATCACCAGCCATGTAGTCACTTTCATTTTTAAAATCATCTAATGCGTCATAATCTTCATAGAACTCTTCATCCATCCAACCTTCATTATATTCTTCATCAACATAAGGGGTTTCAAAACCTTCTTCGTCTAAGTAAGATTCAGTAACACCATGTTTGATTTTACCATATGAAAATTTAGGACCTTTACCTTTCTTTTCGGATTTAGTTCCATCAGACATTTCTTCGTCAAAACCTTTGTTATTGACAGATGATTTATTCATACCAGATCTAACTTTACCGAATCCCATACCTTTTGGTTTCATGGTTTCATGAACCTCAAGTTCATAAATTTTTTCTTCACCATCTTCTTCATCAAGATAAGATTCGTCAGTTTCCACTTCTTTTGTGTCATCCTCTTCAAAGACTAATTCATAAACAACGCTTTCATTTGTATTAGTTTGCATCGCTTCCATGTTTTCTGAATCGCCGCCCGCCAAATCGATAAGGTATTCGTTGTGTGTGTTGTTATCGGTTAAGTGGATATTATCACCATCTTTTTTAACAATGATACCATCTTCATCACCCATAGCCTTCCAAACTTTTAATACTTCTTCCGCAGAAGCTCCTGTCATATCTAATGGTGGCATTTCGTCTTCGTTATCAGTATCTGCGGTTTCTTCATCTGAGTATTCAAACTCATCTGAATCAACTTCAGCATCTACTTCTCCTTCCTCTGTACCGTCTTCTGTTCCTACAACATCATCCCCATCTTCAGGTGTTGTTGCGTTTCCTTGTTCTGCTTGTTCGTACAAAGATTTTTTTGTTGAGCCGTTTAATGACTCTCTTACTAATTCACTGATTTCTTCCTTCATTGTAGAAGCAAGTATTCCTTTTGCGTTTTCACTGATAGCTTCTTCGATTGACTTCATTTGTAATAAAGCCTCTTCAACTATCGAATTGTTTTTGTTTAAACTCATTTGTAAATTGCAATGCGTTATCGTTTATTTACAAATAAATATATCAATATGATAAAAAAATTACTTTTTTGGATTATATAACCAAAAAAAATTAATAAGCATAAAAAAAGGGACATTAATTATATGCCCCTTTTTAATAATATTAAAGATTAAATTATTCAATAACCTCGTCAATTTTACTTTCTACAATGGCGGTAATTCTCCAATCCATTGAGTAATTTTCATAAGCTTTGGTCACTTTAGCCTCAACGTCTGTTGGTGAATAACCTTTAACTAATTTTTCTTCTCTGATTTTTTTAATTTTACCAGTGTTATCATCAACCATGTCTGTTGTGATTTTTGCTACAAAATATTTTTCGTCCATTTTAATATAATTTTATTTACCTAAATAATCGGACAATCTTTTCATCAAGTCAATAGATTTGTCCATACCAGAACCTAAAACATCAATATTATTATGTTCTTCTAATTTCTCCTCATATGATGGCCTATCTTCTTTATTTAAATACAAATACGCACCAGGTGTTGATGGTGAAGATACTAAGTCAAAACAAATTAATTCAAAATCATCTTGTACTTCATTTTGTTCTCCCTTTTTAACCAAAGAACCAACACCACGAGAAGAAACCCCCATAGTAACTCCTTGTCTCATAAGATTTGCCGCAACATCACCCTTTGATGTGACAACTCCTCTTTCGTGAAAACCTGGACTTGTTAGTAATTTAATCTTACCCATTAAAACATTACCTTCCCACCACATATCCGTAATAATATGAGAAACTCGGTCTAAATCTATTAATGAAGATTCGGGATGATTTAATTCTGATATAGACATCCCACGTTTAATAATTTCTTGATATTTTTCAGATTCTCTTTTTAATATTTTTTCAGGGTAAACTCGACCATTTCTGTTTGGGACTCCCCATTTTTGAAGTGTCGCATAAAATGCAAAAGGTTTAGAGTGCTCCAATTGTCCATATGATTCTTTAATTACATCGACATTTCTTGGTTCATTTGGATTAATAATTCCAGCATCCCACTCAACTAAAATTCCTTTACCTGTATCGTTTGGTCCTAATATTCTCATAATATATTTTTTAGATAAATATTAGTCATTTATAAATTCTTTTATTTTTGTTTTACTTAATGTAAAATAC